AGACAGAACGAAGCAATGATGAAATCGAGGAGCAGGCGCTGATTGAAAAATTAGACCTGCTTGACCGTGAGCGTAACATTGTACAACAGCGTCTGCGTGAGGTTCGCAACCGCATAGGCCGAAACAAGCAGAGTATGGTCGGCTGGCATGGTATCGCGCCTTACATGAAAGAGACGAATTTATTTAAATACCAGGGTGGGCATAAATAATGGCAAAGCTAACGCTCGAAAAAGCAAAAGAGCTGCTAAAGAATCTCCAGTATGCCAAGGCGCAAATGGGTCAGCTATCGCTAAATGATGAGATGTACAAACAGGCGCTAGAGATTGCTATTCCACATCTTGAGATGAAAGCCAGAATTAATGAGGCTGCGAATTTCGCTGCATCACGCCAGCAGCCGGTTAAACCAAAGAGAGGGGGAGGGTTTTAGGATGAAAGCACATTACATGCGAGATGATCACCTTTTCGTGGCACTGCCATTGGACACTGAAGAGGCTCTGGACACAATTTACAAAGAGTTTTGCAATGGTTATGGCGCGGGTCTTTTATGCACCAAACACCCAGCAATCAGCGAATATGTAAGCGCTAAAAATGATTGGGAGCTATTCAGGCATCCAGCAAGAGCATGGCTAGACAATTTCGCCAAGGTTTCCACGGAGGACTCATGCGCCAACTAACCGCCAGTGAAGCAAGCAACGATGAGATGGAGCGGCAGAGGTTTGAGAAATGGGCCTCAACCATGTATGACACGCGTCTGCTGAAATTCAATAACGGGGATTATAAGGGGCGCGTACTTCAGCAAATGTGGGAGTGCTGGCAGGCAGCATTGAAAAGCAAGCAGGAGCCAGAATGACAAAGTACAAGCCTCCAATGATTATTAAAATAATAAGCCTGATTCTTATGGCATTTCCATTGTTAATTGCATATCGGCGTTACAAGAAAGAACTTGCAGAGTTAGAAAAAGAGGAGGTTAAGTGGGGCATAATTGGTCGGTCTTTATATAGGCAGCATATATACGTAACCGTTAAGGATATATGCAAGAGAAATCCAGCTACAAGTCACTACTGGTTACGAGATTCATACAGAGAAATAATGAGCTCACTGAAAAGTAAGCAGGGGGAAGCATGAGCAGCAGCGATGACATGAAAAGAGAGAAGTTTGAGAATTGGCTTAAAAGAAATTTCCCTCCAGTTCCTAACATGCTCAGAAGAGACGGTGGTCGTTACTTTCTGCCCTCTACCGAGTCTCTGTGGGAGTTATGGAATCAGGAAATGAAAAACGAGATAAAAGAATCGGTCAGAGCTGTTATTTCATTGGCATTCATTTTTATTGCCACCTACTTTCTGATGAGGTAGCCATGAGCAACGTCATCCCACTCCGACATAAGGGTAACACTTATGATTAACCTTTTCATCGCAACCGCAGCATACAGTGCAGTACGAGCAGCAGCAGCCACAGACATTAATCACTTGCTGGTTTATATCGCCCTTGCCGTCATGTGCATGTTGCTTATCGTATTCGGTCATGAAGTCCATGACCTGGACGATTAAGATTAATCCCCTTTCCATAACTCAAATAATAGTCCAGGCTTTCATGAGAAACGGAGGAATCCAACATGAAAGCCTTGTCTATCGCAATGTGCTCATTCTTCATATCCTGCTTCCTGGTTAATCCGGTTGGCATATTCCTGTTTGCCGCTGCCTCATGGATGCTGATGCCATTTATCATTAATAAAACGTGATACAATCGTGCGCATTAAATGCACATGAGGCTATTACCATGATTGTGAAGATCGGCGAGAAATGGGTGGTTAAATCTGCCGATGGCTCGCAGCAGCTAGGCTCTTACGATACAGAGCAGGAAGCAAAGGACCGCCTCGCGCAGGTGGAGAAGTTCAAGCACGCCAGCAATAAACTTCAGGTCAACGTCCTGACCACTATCAACTCAGCCAGCAATATCAGTCGCCAGATTATCGATGGTGACTCACACATTGTTGTGCGCGGCGTCGTGCCAGTGGTGGATGACATTGTGATGAACGGCATTCTTTATCCTGCTGATGAGATTCGAAAGTCCTATCAGGGCCTGAACGGCAAGCCTGCGCCATATGACCATCCACAGGTTGACGGCAAGTATGTGTCGGCTAATGAGGTGCGCGCTGTTAATCAATACCATGTGGGTTCTTGGATCGACAACGCATCGCATGATGGCAGCAAGGTCATCACTGACCTGAAAATCAACGAGCGCATTGCATCTGGCAGCGAAAAGGGCCGTGAGCTAATCTCGCGCATTGATGGCCTGATGACTAATGCCGAAGCTGAGCCTGTGGAAGTGTCTACCGGTCTGCTGCTGAATAAGCTAGAGCGCAAGGGCTCTTCTAAGGGCAAGGATTACAGCTATGTTGCCAGCAACATGGAGTGGGACCATCTGGCTATTCTGCCGCCCGGCACGCCAGGAGCTGGCCGCCCTGCTGATGGCGTTGGCTTGTTTGCCGCTAACGGTCAGGAAATCGAGCGCATGACAGTTAATTTAAATGAGTCGCAGGAACCTGACCGGAGCGCAAATAAGATGACATGGCTGAAGAAGGCTACAAATTTCCTTACCAATAAACTGAGCTTCGACGACATCACCAGCCAGATTCGCTCCATGCTTAAGCAGGAGGTTTCAGGCCAGGATGTATGGCCGTATATCGTTGCTGTATATGATGATAGCTTCGGTTTTGAACTTGATGGTCAGACATATATGCAGCCCTACATCGTTCTTGATGATGTGATACAATTCGTCGGTGAACGGGTTAAGGCCGTTTATAAGACCGAGCTTGAGCCGGTTGAGACTAACAGCGAGGAAACAGGAATGAATGCAGAACAAATGAAGGCGCTTTTAGCTGACGCGCTCAAGCCGGTGCAGGAGCAGCTTACCGCTACCAACACCGAGCTGGCGGCGGTTAAAGCACAGAACGCTGAATTGCAGTCGCAGCTGACCGCAAACAGCAAGAAAGAAGAAAGTGAAATGCGCGCAGCTATCACCGCCGAACTCAAATGGCCCGACTCAGTGGTTAACTCGCTCCAGGGCGATGCACTGCGCGACGCCTTTGCGCAGACCACTAAAGCGGCCCCGCTGAAAGCTGGCGACCCGCAAACAAACAGCGCCAAGGGTTCCCTGGCAGATATGGAGGCACCTGAATAATGGCTATTCGTTACGGCTCCATCAAAGGCGGCCCAGCCCGCAAGAATGACCCACAGGTGCAGGAAGCCATCATGGCTGTTGCTGTTCAGCCTGGCACACTCGTTCACTTAAACGGATCTGGTCAGTTTGTCGCAGCGACCACCGCTGGCGCATATGACTGGCCACTGCTGTTGCAGGAAAACTACATCGGCGGCATGGAAGTGTCAGAAGCAGTTCCTGCTGGCGCAACCGGTGTTGCTCTGATGTGCGAATTCGGCGTGACTTACCATGCCCTGGTAGCGGCATCATCTGCACTGGTGAAAAACACCCCGCTGTCAAAGAATGCTGCTGGCATTCTGAAAGTAGCAGCAGCAGGTGAGCAGGTTCTGTATTTTTCTCACGAAACCTACACCGTTTCATCCACTGGTCCAGAGCTGGTAGCTGTACGCCGCGCTGGTAACGCAGAATTAGCGAGCGCATAAATATGACAATCATGAAAGCAGTGTTTAGCAAGCCGCTGATTGCCAACTCTAAAGTAGTTGCAGGTCAGTGGAAGGCGCTTGGCATTGACCGCCAGGTATTCGCAAACAAAGAACAGGCGCTGAGCGCCGAGTATCAGACTAACGCAACTGCGCTGATTACTCGCGACTTCTGGCGTGAAGTTGATAACGTCACTACCCGTGTATTCCGCAATGAAGCGGGCATGGACATGATGAACGACCTGATGGGCCTGGCTGCGAATATCGACATTGGTAAGACTGTGGCTATCAGCCGCATTGCTTCCGATGCTGGCCGAGTGGTTCGCACCATCTCTGGTCAGGTTCCTGAAGACCTGGATAAAACTCGCTATGACTACAGCGGCGATGTAATTCCAATCTTTAAATCAGGCTATGGCCGCAACTGGCGCGAAGTTGAAGGTATGCGCTCAGAAGGTTTTGACCCGTTCCTGGACGACCAGGCAAACATCTCGTTTGCGCTACGTCAGGATATGGCGCAATACCTGCTGACTGGCGATACATCGCTGAACGTAAACGGCGTGTATACCGGTTATGGTATCACCAACCACCCGAACACAGTTCAGATTGACCTGTCTGGCATTGACCTGCAAGTTGCCACGCCTGATGAGATTGTAGCGTTCTTCAATTCAACAGTGGCAACTCTGCTTGATGCGCAGAACGTGTTTGAGCCGGTTGATGTTTGGGTTTCTCCTTCAATTCGTCGCTCACTGAGCCGCCCATACTCTGACTCTCAGGGCTTCAAGGCGGGCACTATTGAAGATTACGTCCTGAGCTTTGGTCGTACTGGCAACGTTGGTCGCATCGGTAAGATTGGCACTAACTATCTGCTGACTGGTAACCAGTTCGTTGCTTATGTTCGCAATGACCTGTACATCCGTCCGCGTGTTGGTCAGCCAGTTTCTACCTATGCTGAGCCGCGCACTACTCCACATGCCGATTTTAACTTCCTGGTATGGGGCGCTATGGGTCTGCAAATCCGTAAGGATTACAATGGCCGTAGCAAAGTGTTCCACGGTTACGGAAACCAGACGCCACTGTGATGAGAGGGGCTGCGGCCCCTTTCTTAACTGGAGATTTAATTAAATGTCTAAGAAAAAATACCGCGTGACGCACTCTGGCCTGAACATTCTGGAGAAGGGAGTGATGCGGCAGCTTGAGGTTGGCGAAGAATTCACGCATGACGATCTGCCTGAATTTTGGCAATCAAAGGTCGCTGAAGTTAATGCCGATGGCGACAAAGAGTTTGAAGTCGCTACACCCAAAGAAAAGACTGCGCCAAAGACTAAATCTTAATGCGCTGAGTAGCATTTTGAAATATATTAAACCCGCTAATGCGGGTTTTTTATTACCCATCAACAGGGGGCTACATGGCACAGCGATATAACGTTCTCACCAACGGCACGACAGGCTCTAACCGCCTCCCGGTAACATCACCAGATATCAGTTATACATCTCCCCTTATGGGGGCTGATTCTGACCGGGTTGATGCTTATATTGAATTCTTCGATACAGCGGGCAATTCGGTGACACCAACTGCGGGCCAGATATTCGTTTACGGACTGCCCGTTGCACTAAACTGGCTTCCGGCTGTTGGCTCTCCCATCAATGCAACTTCAGTGACGGCAGGTGTCAGCAATTACACGCCACCCATGATGGACGGACTATGTACACAGGCGCGAGTGCGCTTTGTCGGTATACAGGGTGCAGCTACGGCATCAGTCGTTATTTATAAGAGGTAATTAGCATGCCATATCCAAACAGAAGAAGTGGTGGGCAGCCTGGCGCGGACGGCAGGCCAGTAGAGTTGCAGCAAGGTAGTGGCTACATTCAGTGGCGCTACGCTGGCGAAACAAACTGGCGCAATCTGATTCCACTGAGTGACCTTTCAGGCGCTGATGGCAAGCCGGTGAATCTGAGGATTAGCTCAGGATGGATTCAGTGGCAGCATCAGGGTGATACTGGCTGGCAGAATCTGATGAGCACCGCCGACATGAAAGGAGAACCAGGCCCAGCAAACTCGCTTAGCGTCGGCACAGTGCAGCAGTTGCCATCTGGCAGTTCGCCACAGGTCACAATCACTGGCGACTCACCATCGCAGGTCATAAATTTCTCAATGCCTGCACCAAGGGATGGCGTTAATGGCACTAACGCCTCAATGAAAGTGGGTAGTGTATCGGCCCTGCCAGCCGGAAGTCAGCCAACTGTGCAAATAACAGGCTCAGCGCCAGAACAGACTATTAATTTTGGCATACCACTTCCATTTAATGGCACTGACGGTAACAACGCGCCAAATAACGTCATTTCAATCGGAACTGTAGTTGCATTGCCTGCTGGCTCAACCCCAACAGCAAGCATTACCGGTGAATCGCCTAATCAGGTGTTAAATCTCGGCCTGCCCATTCCTATGGCTGGTGCGAATGGCGCGAATAACACCCTCTCAATCGGTAACGTCACAAGCGGACCTGCGGCTGCAACGATCACCGGTAACTCACCAAACCAGACTTTAAATTTAACCTTACCACCTGGTGCCAGCGGTACTGGCATTACTTCACAGTCGGTAACTTATCAGGCCAGCAATTCGGGAGCAACAATACCAGCAGGTACATGGCTGACAACCATGCCGTCAGTGGCAAAAGGCGGATATCTATGGACAAGAACTGTCACGACACTGAGTGACAACACCTCTTCAACTGCGTACACGAGCGCCTACCAGGGACAGGATGGATTGCCGGGCAGCAATGGCAATGGCGTGGCATCGCAGGCTGTAACTTACCAGGCTTCACCTTCCGGCACGGCAGCGCCTACAGGAACCTGGCTGACAACAATCCCATCTGTTACCAAGGGGCAGTACCTGTGGACTCGCGTCATTCAGACAATGAACGATGCATCCAGCCTGACCTATTACTCTGTGGCATATCAGGGCCTGGACGGCGCAGCTGGTGCGGCTAATAGCCTGAATATTGGAAGCGTAACCACTGGGGCGGCTGGAAGCCAGGCGTCAGCAAGCATAACGGGAAGTGCGCCAGGGCAGACGCTAAACCTTACAATACCTACAGGTGCAGCGGGTGCAAACTATACGCCGCAAGCCATGGTATCACGCACTGTTACCGTTGCCACTGCATATCAACACACCGATCTTGCCAAACCATTTAAAATAATGCTCAATGCCAGGTCAACGCAGAACGTTACGGTCGCCGGAACCGTAAATGACAGGGTTGAATTGCGCGTAGGACCAAGCGCTGCATCTGTTGCGCCTGGCGGTAGCGGCGGCTTTTCTGTTGGTGTATGGGAGTCTGGAATAGTAGGTATATCACTAATGATTGGCGCGGCAGTGCAAGATGGTGGCCAGCTAACTGCTGACGTTCCGGCTGGCTGGTATTTTCAGGTAAACAGACTATCGGGGACTAATGCCACGATTGTCAGTTGCTTCACTCAGTCAATGAGCTAATAAAAAGCCCCGCGAGGGGCTATGTTTTAGTCTGCCAGTTTTACGCCGGGGATTTTTCCGGCAGCAATTGCATCATAAATCAGCATATAAGCGTTTTCGGTATATCTATGTTTTTGTGATTCAATGACCTCAAGCATAGATTTAGCAGCTTCTTCACGCTTCCGCTCTGCTTCGGTGCGGATTGGGCGGAAATATTTAGCTGAGCATACGCTAACTGTTTTATCTGTTTGGAAAACCGCACAATCAATACCTCTGAAAATTGTGTGATTAAGTATTTTGCATTTATAAAAATTATCATCCCTTATCTCACCCTTCACCATGCACTCACATCCAACCGGTGGCAAATCTTCACCATCCCACTCAGGCTGCTTTGATGCTGCAAGGGCAGCTTCGTACTTGTCGCGACTGATTACTGATTCATTCCAATCTTCTGATAACTGCAATACAATTAAAACCCTCCCAAAGCCACCATAAACACTCCATCCCCCTTCAGAAAGTAAGGGATATGAAGGATACGCCCATACTGCACCAGTGTCGTCTTGTGTAATAAAAAACCAATCATGCTGCTTGCTTGCTTCCGGCCATCCACCACGTTCTGGCAATTCCTGCACTAACAAATCAATAAGTTTCATTTTTCTCTCCACATTTATAATTAATATCTACGACACTTAATCTACGGCATAGGCATCGCCCTGTCAACATGTGATACAATCTCAGCACCAACTTTATGGAGATTTAATTAAATGGCACAGTCAAAACCGGCAGCACCAAAACCAAAATCAGCACCAGTAAAACCTAACGGTAGCTCACGCGGCCCATCTCGCGGCGGACGTAAGTAATATGCTCAGCCTGGACATCACTGTTGCGGTTATGTATCTGCTCGCCGTTATTGTGACGCGCAGGCTGGCATTCGTTATGTTTCTTCCGGCGCTGTTGATGTCAAATGTGCTGGCTGGTTCGCCACTGGTTGACTGGCTATCCACTGACAAAAACAGCCCGGAGTTCATCTATTACCTGGCGCAAAGCATGATTTGGCTCTTACCCCCAATGCTTCTGCGTAACTCGCCACGTCTGGCGCTGTGTTCACTATCAATGTGCATTTACGAATGGCTGGTTTCGGTTGAATCATTCATCTGGCAGTACGTCACGCCAGTTGAAACGCCGCTGCATTCAGAGTACGCATTCCTGGTGGTCGCAATCCATCTTGTTAATCTTTCTTCTGCGACCAAATGGGGCGGCGAAATTGGATATCTTAATTGGCCTTTTAGTCATCGCTCTCGCTCTATGGCGAATCTATAAAGTCTGGTCGGGAATAATCAGAGAGGTCAGAAATGAACGAAAGTCTGCGACAGGCAGCCGAGCAGGTAATCAGCGGAACGGCCGGTCAGATAATCGATAAAGCCGGGTATGCTTCAATTGGCACCGGCATTGGTCTTAAAGCGGCAGGAACTGAAGTTATAATGGCCCACGCCACAGGATTTATGAGCTTGTCCCTGACTGAATGGGCAGCTATAGCTTCTATCGCGGGTGCCATTTCTCTCGTTGTGAAAAACATCTTTGAGATGTGGTGGAAAGCACGCATGGAGAAAAAGTATGGCCGCACCAACGACTGAAGAACTGATTGCTGCGCTGTCGGGGCGTGGCGTTACCATGAGCGCTATTGAGGCAACAGGAATCCTGTGTCTGCTGGATTCAATTACTGAATGCCTTGAGCTGAACTATCCTGGTGATGAGTGCCGCCAGAGTGCAATCCTGCTTTATGCTGCGCTGCTGCTTTCGACATCAACATCAGGCCGCTACGTCACCAGCCAGTCAGCACCATCGGGTGCAAGCCAGTCATTTGCATACGGCACTAAGCCCTGGTCAACTCTGTACAACCAGATGCGCCTGCTTGACCCTGCCGGATGCACTGGTGATTTAGTTGCTGACCCTAACGAAAGCGCCAAGCCATTCTTTAAAGTTGTTTCCGGTTCACGATGCAGAGGATATTGAGATGATTAAATTTTACACCGCAAAAGACTCATCTGGATTTAACGTTGCTCTTGTGGCTCATGGTGATGAAGTCCTTAAGCATGTAATTACCGACGGTCATAACAAGCCTGATGACTACTGGGTTGGACACCTTAACTTCCTCAGCGCTTCAGAGCTGCGAGCTGAAAGAAGCCGCTTTGAAGCTGCTGTAAAGCGCCTACAGGGAGAGAATGCAACACTGCCGGTATATAGGCTTTCTGATTTCCAGCCATGATTACCCCGTGATGATAGCAAAGTCAGGTGGCTCAGTGCGCCCGAACGTATTTCCATAATTAATCACACTCAGTACTTCCTGCGCCCCGGCATCAAGAGGATTGGTTTCGGCAGACATACCCAGCACAATGTAGTCATGCTCTTTAATGCCAATGTACTCTGTCCAGTAGGTATCTTTGGCAACGATTTCATTGCCAGACTGGTCGGTCATGACCTTGGCATTGAAGCCATAGTCACAGAGAATTGATATTGGAGCAGAAAACCCACCATCAACCGACATTG